CTCTACTTTCTTTAGTTTCTAAACATATTTTTAAAATATAATCCATTGTTTTTAAATCTTGACCTGTTGACTTTTTAATTTCTTCTTCGTCGCAAGTCAATAATGAAACTAATTGATAATATGTCATTAATCCTATACCATCAATTTCGTTAATGCTTAAAGGATATAAAAATCCCACCTTTTCTACTAACAATGGTTTTCCTAATAATAATTTAAATTCCAATTCAACATCGCGAGGTATTGATGTATTTTTTTTAATGTCTATCACTTTACCCATATCCTCATTATTAATCATGCCTGAAATCTCCTGTTGTCTGCCTTGAAATATAAACGACTCCCTGCGTATATGTCATTGACTATGTAAGAATCTCCTTTATCGCAAGATATTCTACCTACGTCGGCAATAGCTGATTGGTTATCAATACATTTACAAATTTCATCACAAATTCTCATATTTCTTAATTGGTCTCCCATTTGAATATTTTCATAAGGAATAACAATATCCATTACAAAATTATGTTCAATCAAAGCAGTTTTATCATTGGCGTTAAAATGTAAATGACTAAAGAAAATGTATACCTTTGCGTCTTTCACGATTAATGGATTAAACAAAGTTAATAAAATATTGCCATTACCTATAAGATCATATGGCATTACTAAATCTGGTTGTAATACTAAAGTTTGCGTGTCATCATAATAAGATTGTTGATATGGGAAATCTGATAAATAGTTTATTAATCTTAAGAAATTTTGATCACTTTTTAATGGTTCAAGCATAGCTTTTATACTATCTTCAATATAAGCAAATTTTGTACTGATTAATTGTTGCATGTAAATATTCACCACACTTTATTAATTTCATTTATTTATTATGTTTCATAATTTTCTAAACTTTCTTAAATATAAAAAAGAAGCAACATTTAATTACTTCTTTAAATATATTATTTTATAACATCGTTTATTATTTTTAATCTAATACTGGTTCATTATCACTAATTATAACTTCATCAGTTGTGGCATTTATTGGAATAATATCTGAATATATTTCCATTATATTACCTGTTTGTAATGTTAAAGCCGAAGTAATACTTGTATATAATTGTAAATCACCATTATTATCTGTTTGTATACTTATATAAGTGATAGAAGCACTTGGAGATGGTAAGGTATAAGAATTACTTAAAGCTAATAAACTTCCATAATAAGAAAGCATACCATCCACAGTTAAACTTATATCATTTATAGTTATATTTGAAGTTATCCAAATATCATTAGGATCTCCTTGATAAGTTCCTGAAGTCTCATTAAAACTCCTCATTAGTTAACCTCCTTTGTTTGTATATTACAACAAAATAAGTTGGTAGTTTACTGTTCATAACCAGCAACAAAATAAGTAACAGAAGTTGCAGTAGTTGTTGCCCCAATTTGAGCAGTAACGGGTGAAGCACTAGCAACACTTGGCTCTGTTCCTATGTTCGTGAGTTCAAAAGGTGCAGTATTTAACGCATGTCCTATAATTATTGGTGATGCATTAATAGTTGAAGACGCATTTACACTTACTTGGGAAGGAAATGCTGCATTATTGCAAAATGCTACGTCTGTAAGATAAAATGTTTTTCCAGCAGTTACAGTATATAATGGTACAACTTGAGTAAGAGTTGTTGATGTTGTTAAAATTCCAGTAAAATTTTTCATTGTCTGATAGTTTGCTTTTGGTGCTTGAGTGACAGCGACTGGATTAACAGTTACAACACTTTGACCAGCAGCAATTGATTCAGTATTATTGTTATTATTATCAAAACTAGTTTTCATAAAATCCCCTCCTTTTAATTATTTATAATTTTATTCGTATGAACAAACCCAAGTATAATTAATCCCTGAATCTATTACTATAAAGCTCCATATCATAGTGTTGGTACTATCAATAGCCCAATTTTCACCTGCTGCTAAATAAATTACATTTTCTCCATTTACTTTTACGTGACAAGCTTGTGTATTATAAAAACTAAATTCATAAAAACAAGTCCTATTGACGTTATGTGAATTTGCATAAGGGGATTTGTATGATGGTATTAATCCTGGAATGCTTATTGGTTGAGGTATAATTTCTAGATTAGCTGTAGAAGTTTGAATACTTGGACTGCCATCGTATCCTCCTGTTAATTTTCCCATATTGAAATTCCTCCTTTTAATTTTTTATATAATAAAAGATATGATTAAAATTTAATTAATCATATCTTTATTATCAATTATTTATTTTAAAAACTATTGCAAATTGTTATGATTTTAGATACAGAAGTACCATCCGTATTACTTGTTGCTGTTAATTTGATTTGAGAAACGGCTCTTCCCGTAATTGAACAATTTAGTCCATCTTTAGCCATGAATTGTATCGTGGATGAATTATCAATTGTAAAAGTAAAGTTTATTCCTGTTATCGGATTGCCATTGTCGTATGCAACAGAATAATTTTGTGTTCCTCCTGTTGGGATTTCAGAATTTCCATTAATAACAAATGCTCCAGAAGGTACTGGAATTTGTAATACATCATTATCTGCTAATCCTGTTATCAGAAAATCATCAGTTTCTCTATTTTGATTAGCTGTTACTAGAAAAGTAATCATAAAAGTCAAACTGACATCGTTAATATCCGTTACCCTATATGACATTTTCTGTCCGAACAAGAATCTATAATTTATTGGTATTGCCAATGTATTAACATTACTTTGTGCAGTAACCAAATAAGGCATTTTCTGTGATTCCATTGTAGTCCCATCTTTTTCTATAGCCATACTACGTTTAGAAATTTCAGTTATAACACAAGGTTGTTCGATCAGTAAACCCGAAGGAAGGATACATTTAAGAACATTATTACATCTTCTAACAGTACAACTTCTAGTTGGTTTGAATATATTATTAGTATTAATTACTATCCAAAAATTATCTTCAAAAGAAAACATATCACTTACCATCACGGCTTGAGTGCAATTTTGAAATACAATTTGTCTATAATCATCTTCCGTATAATTTAATGGAACATCTTCTGTCATAACTGCTGTTGTAACCCTTACACTAATATTATTATATATTAATGATACTCGATCTTGCATTTGGATAGTATAAACATCTGATGCTAAATTAAATCTATCATTGACCATATATTGCATAAACTGTTTATAATAATCAGTAGAATCTGTAGTACCACCCAACATTCTGGCTTGTTGATCATCTAGATAGCTCATTTGTTTTATCACCATCCTCCAACTTTTGTATTATTTTTTCACATACTTTAATACATTTAAATACCTGTGATTTGTATTCTTTTAAATCCTCGATTGTAAATAAAATTTGAATATCACATAACAACATAATAAACATATAATCATCTAATAAAAGTTTATTCCCACCTGCTAATTCATTCATTAACGCGTCTAAGTATTTTTCTAAAGTTAAACATTTTTCCTCTTTCATTGGTAACAATTTATAAATTCTTCCTATCAATGCTTTGAAATATTTCTTTAAATTATCACTATCAATATTCCCTCCATATATATTCTTCATTTCTAATACCTAATAACAGTTATATACGGTAAAGTCATAATTATCGTATGAATATTGAACTAACAATTTAGAGATTTCTTCATTAATAGTGGTTTTTAAATCTAGTAATTCCTTTAAATGCTGTGCTTGTGAGGATATCTTGAAATCTGAATCTGACAAAACTTGCTTTAAAACTGTAATATTATTTATTGAGGGACTTAACCACTCTGCAACCATCATATTTGCTATTACTTCTATTTCAAAATCTGTTAATGTTGGATTAAATTGTGCTAATGTATCATCTCTGTCCTGCAAATTATTTTTGCACTTAGTAAATTTTGTAACTGCCGAAATCATAAATCCATACATTGTAGCCTCGGAAATATTTTCAGGTAAACTAACTAAATTTACATCATTTATTTTAGATAAAAAATTATTATATATTGTTTCGTATAATGTTGGCATTTCAGATTTCACTTCCTTTTATTAGATTAATTACAAACAAAAAAGACAGAAATATATCTGCCTTAATATTTTGATATTTTATTTAACTTTACTATTTCTCTGAATTTCTTTTTTTGTTTCTATTAAACTATCGGATCTTCTATAAATATCTACACCAATTAATTCGCTTAATTTATAAATCTTTGTTCTATCTAAATATTGAGGATCATTAGCAACAATACCTTTCACTATTAAATCAATTATAGTATCCTTTAAAGTATTTGTAGTATTTTTGTACATACTAGCTATTTTTTCTGCTGGTAGAGTAATTATATTTTCCAATGTATTTTTATTTATAAATTTCTTATAGTAATCAGCTAAATATAAACTTTTTACTGCTTGCTCATTATGTATAAAAAAGAAACCTTCTTCTGCAAATCTTCTGCTATGGCTACAAGCACTACTTAAATCTTGAAACGTCATAGGTAAAGTTATGCCAAAATTATTAAATTTCATAGACGCGTCATTTGCACCTTTAAGCGTTAATATTCCATTAAATAAACTTGTAACATTTATTAACTTATTTAGTGGTATTATATCTAATTCCTCATCCATATCAAACATATCAGATGATTTTGTTTGTGGGGCAGGTGATTCCTCTACTGTTTTTGATTGTGCTTTCATTAATTGCTGTAACATTTCTTTCATTTCACTTAGTTCATTTCTTAATAGAGTATTTTCTTCCTCTACCTTTGTATTTGTTTCATCTATATTTTTATTATTATTTTCTAATTTAGTATTTGTATTTTCTTCTTTTTCTACCTTTTTTACTGCCATATTAATATAATCTCCTTTTGCTCTTTTATTATTTTATCAAATTTAATTTAAAATATAATATCAAATGAAGACATACTTTTCATCATATATCTCCATCTAATATAAATATTTCATTTGTTTATTTATTTTATTTAATTTATGTTATTATTTATTAAGCTGTTTTAACTATTCCAAAATATGATGATGTAGCTACTGCCACTTCATATTTCTTCATTAGAGTTTGCTCTATAGTCATATCAGCATTTGTTGTATTTTCGTTTGAGAATGAAAGAGTTTCTCCTTCAAAACAAACCTTAATAGGACGATCTACTCCCATACTTGCAACGTATATAGTGTTATCATCGATTGCAAAAGATGTAGTTCCTGCAAGAACTTTCTGTGGAATTTCAAATATATCTACTCCGTGGAAGTTAGCTAAATAACCATATGTATTATAGTCAGCTCCTAATGCCATTCTGAAATATTCATCAGTTGGAAGTATATTGGATATAGCGTTTTTAGTTCCGAAAGCCATTGCTGGTGCTCCGTTATTAAGAGCTGATACCTTTTGTGCCATAGCAATAAAAGTTTTTTGATCAAATGAAGCTGCTTGTAAATCTGAAGTTAAATATCCACTTGTATATGTACCAATTAAAGCATTATACATGTCAATAGTTAATTGTGTTTCAAAACTAAGTGCAACTCTTGTAACCCAATCTCCCCAATTTACTTTTCCAGCAATAACTCTCATAAAATCTTCTTGAATAGTTACTATCCTATTTACTGGAGTAACTGTTAAATCTGAATTGTAAAGTCTTTGTGGATTAGCCTTTCTCATGCCATCTGCTGTTTTTGAAACAACAAATAGACCTGGATTTGGAATATGGAAAACAAAGTTATCACCAAAAGCGCCTTGTCTTACTTCTGCAAATCTGTAAAAATCATCTAATATAGTTTCTGGGATTATTACATCAAGCATTTCACTGATTAAAGCAAATTGTGCCCATCTTACTTGTGGGTTTGCACGCAATACAGCTTGGCTAAAATTACTGTTTCCAAGACCTGCTCTTTTGATAGATTCGTTCATTAATGTTTTAGTAAATGTTTCCTCTTTTTCATTTAAAGATATTTTTTTACCCTCTTTGTTTGTGATATCAGCATATTCTGCAAATTCTTTCTTGCCTTTGTTGATATATAAATAATGTTTGTATAAATCTACTCCTGCTTCGATTACATCTTTATCTTCTGCTGAAAATTTTTGTAATTTTGATAATCCGAAATTTAATTTCATAATATTATTATTCCTCCTTTATTTTATTGATTATAGTGCTGATACAACTTGAAGTTGATAAGCTGCGACCATACTTTTTCCTACAAAAACATTTACCGCGGCTACAACAGTATAAGCTACTAATGTTGCTCCTGCTAAAGTTGTTGCTGGTGCTAATAAATAAGATCCGTTTACTGGAACTGCAAATTGTCCTACTGTTGGTAAAGATGCAAAACCATTAGCTGTGATTGTAAGTTTATCTCCATATCTTAAGATTCTTGCTCTAGCTGGTCTTCCAGCAGGAACATAAAACTGTTGTGGATCTTGAAGGTCTACTCTTAAACCGTTTATTTCAACGATTACTGGAGATTCAACAATCAATACCTCCTGTTTTGTTACGTCTGTTGCTGTAGTACATGCTAATATTTCTGGGCATCCTGCGATAGGTGCTCCTACAATTACATGTGAACCATTCCCCATATCTACAGTGTTTTGAACTGCTTGTAGAAATGAATCTACGTTTGTTGATGCCATTTTACCTATTTTAACTACTACGTTTGGGTATGTCATAATAAAATTCCTCCTCTTATTGATTTATTTATTTATTTGTTTTTAATTTATTATCAAGTCTTTCCCATAGGGTAGACTCGTTTTTAGATTCAACGTCTTCATTTGCCTCATTACCAATTAATCCCATTCTACTAACTTTAGCTGTTTCATTTTTAAATGTTTCAACTAATTTATCTGCACAAAATGCTTTTAACTCTTTTGCGAATTCTTCTATTTTAGCGAATGTTGATTCTTTCTTTCTAAAATCATCAATTTCTTCTTTGGATAATACTTTTGAAAATTTAGAAAATATTGCCTCTACCTTTTCTTGTCTTTCTTTAGAATTAAATTTTTCATTATCTGATTTTAGCGCTTCTATTAAAGCATCTTTTTCTGCAATTACAGATTCTTTGTCTTTTAAAGTAGATTCTAAAGCTGTGAATCTTTCATTTAAAGCAATTATTGCATCATTTTTAGTATCTAATTCTACATTGTCTGATTCAACAAAGGTAGCTTCTACTGGTACTACTTCAATTGGTGCTTCAACAGGAATTTCTACTGGAGCTTCAACTGATTCTATATTTTCAGCAGATTTATTAAATGCTTCTTCTTTTTCTGCGAATTCAACTTTAGTTGCTTCTAATGTTATTGCAAAAGCTGCGTTTAATTCTGTTTCTTTAGTAGTAACAGCTTCTAATACTTTTGCTTCAACAATACTCATGTATTTTGTCTTTAAATCTGAAATCATTCCTTTTGCGAAACAACTCATATCTGTATCGTCATCATCACTTGTTGCTACTGAATCTTCATCTGTTGGTGTAATTCCACTCCAAAGGACTGGAGCAAACTTGATTCTTGCAGTCGCAGTATAATCCATGACTATATCGTCACCTACTTGTGCATAAGGGATTTGTACATAAATATCTTGCTCAGAATCATATACATATGCTAGGCTCATGTCGTAATCTATTAGATAATATTGTGTACAATTATATAAACTGCCGTCCCAATCTGTGCATGAATAAGTTTGTAATGCTAAAACTCTAGAAATTTCAGATTCTAAGGTTTCACATGTAAGATTGTATTTTGTTGCTATATCTTTTTTCTTCATCGATTTATCCTCCTTCTTGGTTTGTTCAACAATAACTTCTTTAGTGTCATTTGTTAAACTTTCTTTTATTTCAAAAAGCATTTGCGAAAACTCTTTTTTAAATTCATTTTTCATAAATGCGAATTGCCCCTTTACTACTTCTATAGTAGAATTTTCAAAACATGGTTCTACATTGTTATCTGGATTTGCTATGTCTTTCCCTAAGATGCATAATGCCATAAATTCTGCCTTTTGAATATAAAGTAATCCATCTTTTTGTTGAATATCAAGACAATTAATTTCCATTGATTGCCAGCTACCATTTTCTATAATCTTTTGAAGTTCTGGAAATTTACCAGTAAATAATATTAAATTACAACATAAGTATGTATGAGTATTACCATCTAATTCAATAACGTCTTCATACCATGTTGGTTCATTGGTAACGCAACCATAAGCACTTGTAGTATCTATATATTGCATTCCATCATTTGTAATTTCTATTTTTCCACCATGATCACCGAAGTTATCATTGTTTTCTTTCCATTCACCTACTACGGCTGAATAAGCTATTTGTGTTGCCATATCATCCATGCATTCCTGTGTAATATAACTACCATTTCGGTTTTGTCCTACATACGCAATCTTACATTTTGCTAGAGATAAATTAGGATTTAATTGTGTTATATCAGTTACTTGTGAATCAAAATGTAGTATTTTATTATTGCTGAATTTTTTATTTCTTCTACTAAGTCGTCCCAAATAATTTCACCTCCCTTCAATAATTGATTTTTATTGTTTAAGAATTAAGCCTTTTACAATTATGAAAGATTCAATATTATCATCGAATAACATTCTGCCAAGAGTATTTGTCTCTCCATATGCCTCGATCTTATCGCATAGTAAAATTACTTGAGCTGTAAAGGGTATTATTTTTAAAAGAAAACTTTCTAAGAATATCCTTGATGTTGCATCATTTTCATTTAAACAGACTTCAAGGGCATCTGATACAGCCTTTTCTAAATTTAACCAACATACTAAAGACTTTTCAAACATTTCTAATACACTATTGTAATTTGTATTATCTTCTGGAACTAATCCATAAGCTGTCAAAGCGTTTCTCTGATCCTGATAGTCACCTATTAAATCGGCTAGTGCTAAAGGTGAATGTGCTAAAATTGGATGTAATGTGTCAGATGTTTGATTCATTGTAAATTGAACACTAAGTTCTGTCATATTTCTATCTTCTTGTCTATTAATATAGAAACAATTAAGAACTATATTATTTAAAGCAGCATTAACTACATCTGAAACAGCACTTCTGTTTTGCATAATTTTATTGCCTCCTTTTTAAAAATTTATCTTATTAGTAAATAGAACCTTACTCTTATTAAATGACTCAAATTTTAGTTCTTTATTATTTATGGCAAATAACCAAACATTTTTACTATCAATTTTTGTTTCACGCATAAATAAAAAACTCTCATCTAATTTATATTTATTAGCTAAAGTTTCATCAAAAACCATCATGAATTTCTTCATAATATCACCTACTTTATTTATTTAATTTATCAGCACTGTTTCTCGATTCTACGCCTTTATCCGAGAGATCTCCGATATTTTTCGTAGGAGCACCTCCAGTGTTGCCAGCACTTGTTCCACTCTGAGTGAATGTAGATGACACTGGTGTGAAATTCTGAGGATAGCCACGACTTTTCAAAAGCATGTTTAAATTATCAAAATTTCTCGGTGACATATGCATTGCTGCTGCAATTTTATCAATAGCTGCTGGACTTATACCCAATCCTAATATACTTGTGGCTTCTGATAATCTTGTGCCTTCATCAAACATAGTTCCTTCAAGATGTATTTTAAATCTAAATTTACCACCCACGGGTTTTAATTGTGTATTGATAAATCTTGCGAATTGTCCATACATATGAATAACAAAATTTGCATCTACTATCTGACTTCCTAATATTCCACTTGCATTTAAGTTAGCATCTCCAAATAATGTTGAAGATGTACCTGAACCTTCCCAAAATAATTGTCCTCCTACACCTGTTATATTATCTCTACCCTCTGCTTGTTCGAAATCTACTACATCAGTATTCTCGAAGGGGACAGTCAGCACCTTAACACCTTCAGGAACAGCACTCTGCATTATGCTAGAAGCTTTTCCTGCCGTATCTGCTAATAATGCGAAATCATCTTTCGTATTTCCAGATTTGCTATCTTTATTTCTTGGTATTCTATTAATTAACATCTTCCATGTCTGTAAACTAGTTTTCGTTCTCAATAATTGTTTATAAGTCGCAATTTCCACAGCATCTATAAATGTACCTGCTAATGGAGAAACCATTCCTGCCCTATCTGCATGATATTTAAAAACAGGAGCTTTCACATTAGGAAGTTCTTGCCAATAAAAAAATTGTCCATTCCTTTTCTTCACAGTTACACTATCAGGAACTAATCCTGTTTGTTTATAGCTTAGAAAATCATTATAATAATCTGTAAATACTGGATCATATTCTGCTAAGGATACTCCTGGTCTTAGAAAATACATCATATTAAACGCATAACCGTAACCATTATCGTCTTTATAACAAATTTCGCAATAATCAGATGCCATTTCTTGTAATCTTATTCCACTATCACTTTTTCTTATGTAGTAAAATTTTGCATCTTCTAGCATTACACCTTTCATTACTTCTTGCAACGAAGTTTTAATATCAAAATCATCTAACCAATCACATACTTTATTCCAACTTTTCTTAAAAGGTTTACTTGACATATCTTCCTCATCTGCGTTTGTGGGTTCTAATGTATAATCAAAGACTAATATTTTCGCATAGTAATCAGCGAGTCTTTTAAATTGCATAATATATGTGTCAAGATATTGAGCTAAATTTCTTGTAGCAAGTTCGTTATCTCTTGGATTTAATAATAACTTTTCAACAGCATCTCTATCATATTTTGATGGATGCATATTAATATCTTTAAGTATTTCATTTTGCATTATTGGATTATAAAATATTGGATTATTTAAAGCACTTGCTATAGAACTGGCGAATTTCAGCATATAATTTTCATCAATTTCGCTCAATGCTTTTGGTGTAGTAGTTGTGTTTGCGCTTTCTTTTTTAGATTTAGATGCGTTTGATGGTCTACCTACTTTTCCTTTTCCTGCCATATGTACTTTCACCTACTTTCATTGGAATATTTTTTGTGTTGGGTGTTTAATTAATTATATTAAAATTTAAACAAATAAATAATCTAGAAAACTTGATTCATCTTCATCAACATATAAATCTTGTTCTAACATTTTTACAAATAGATTACAATATCCCATACTTATATATCTATCTTTTGTACCATTTCTAGGTTCGCTAAGTTTTAATTTATTTGTTGTCGGATTTATAAAATACGATAGATTGACCATTTCATTTATCAAAAGATCTGTTTGTATGTAAGGTAAATCAAATATCATTTTCTCTTCTGGAGACGCATTTATATATTCTTTTTTAGTTTCTAAATAATCTTTGCTCTCAACAGAATTTATTAATAACTTTATTTTACCCTTTTCAAGTACATCCTTCATATTTAAATGAACCTCATGATTATAACTTGCATCAGCTTTTACACTATAAATTACTTCCTGAGAATCTTTAATTTTAATTCTATTAGCTGTATTTTCATCATTAAATGATTTCCACGATGGATACTCACAATCACGACTATCATCATATAAAATCTTACCTAATTCATCTGCAACGTTCAAACCAGAGGACTGACAATCTAGGATCAACGTCTGCGCGCCAAAGTCGTAATAAATTTGTTTTATTCTTATTGCTTGTTCTGTCGTATTTCCTCCATTAAAAGCTTCTATATATACAACTTGTCTTTCATAACTATCACCATTCGGAAGACATCTCATGCAAACAATTGCAGTATTATCATTCTTCCCACTCTTATTTACAACCATTGCAATATCACAAGATACAACCCTAACTTCACCTTTTTGCCTTGGAATATCATATTTATTTTTTTTACCCTCAATAACATCTAAATTTTTTCTTGGATAGAATGCTTTTTTAATTTTCTGAGCTTTATTTATTAAGTCAAAAGTGAAATAAGCATTTTCACCTGAACCAATCATTAAATTTTGGTATTCCATTGCATATGTAGTTGAATCCATTTTCTTTCTTTCCTTTTGCAATTGTTTCCTAGTACGTATTCCATGCTTTAATGTTATTGAATAATCGAATCCAATAATCAATGCATCTTTTGTATTATACATACTTTTTGTTGCGAACCTCATAATATCCCACATCCAATGATTACGAAACCATGCTGAAGATATATATATTTCTATAGGTTCTTCTTGTAAATGTGCATACTTTGGATTTTTTAGATATGGAGTTGGTCTAACAATAAGAAAAGGTGATAATACTGAATCTACAATATCTTTCTTTATCATTCGAAATTCTTCATAAATATTTACCGTTGCTCTTGCACCTCTTGCATTTTCTGTGGCAGGAACAACTATAATAGAACTACCATTATGAAAAACAACTTCCGTTTCATTCATTCCTGTTCTTATATCCTTTATTTCTTTTGCTAAGTTTGGAGAGTTTGGAATTAATTCTTTTTTAATTTTTTCTGAAACAATCAAAGAAGACTGTTTTCTAGTTGAGCTACAAATAATTATCCTACTATTTGGAAAAAGAACACATTTTGCACAAGCATAAATTGCAATTAGATATGATTTTGCCGAGGCTCTACATGCTACAATAACTATAAAAGAATTCATATTCATTAAATATATAAGTATTTTCTGATAAAAATATAATTCAAATCCAAAATAATGTTCTACAAATCTATGTATATTTCTTCTATAAAATGTAACCCAATCAATTATTCTTTCATCAAAATCTTCTTTTTTATTATTATTATATTGTATTTTAGGTTTTGAAAATAAATCTTTAACATTTGCTTTTTTAACTCTATCTTTTCGGAAATTACTAATATATGGCATTACTTTTCACCATCTTTATTACTTGTATCTTCTATTGTTTCTTCCTCATTTTCACTAATATCCTCTTCATTTTCAACATATTCATTATCTGATTCAACATTATATTCCTTGTCGAAATCTCTTGAACCTGTTAATAAGTTTTTCAGAGGTCTAAATACAAATCTTTCTAGATAGTCCTTTATGCCATCAAAATCATCATATAACTTCTTATCCTCAAAATACTCAGCAGGTTTATATCTTTCAATATCTTTAATCCATACACCTAAACTATTCATATTTTCTGGATCATTAGCTGCGTTTGCATCTCTCGGAGTTACGTTAGCATCTGACATTAATTTTCTAAATGATTCCTCTAATTTGTCAATATTATCTTTTCTTTCTCTACCTTTATTAATTTCTAATTCTTTCAAACTTAAAAATTTATAAGTTTTCTTTTCAGCTAAAGTGTCACATTTATATTGAGTTGTCCACTCATAAAAACAAGTTTCAAGAAATTCATAATCTTCTTTTTCGTATCCTCTTCCCCAAAATTTAACCATTGTCCTTGTGACTTCAAAATCTGATTCCTCATCATCTTCAAAATTAAAAGTATCTATCTTTTGTTTAGTATCAATTGGACTATTTTTATCTATACCGTCTACTGCATATCTTTCTCCATCTTCATAAGTCCATTTTTTATAGATACTATTAAGTACTATATTTTTCTTATAGTATCCTATACTCCATTTCCCTTGTTGCATATATTTTAAAATTATTGTTTGCAAAAATGGAATATCAAACCACTTACAGCACCATCTTATTCCATCCATATCAGGAGTTCCATTTTCATTAACAGAACGCTTTTTAATACAATCTTTGCATATTGGAATCCTACCTGTACCAGCATATAATTTATGTGCCTCACTATTTTTATTTATAGTAAAGAAATCTCTAAATGGCTTGTCTTTTGCACATTCTGGGCAATTTATATAAGCAACTTTTCCATCTAATACTTTTGCTGTTTCAGGATTCTCTTCTTGTTGTTGTTTTCTTCTCTCATCTACTGTGATGTTACGAGGAAAAGGATTACGTGCCATTTTTATCATCTCTCTTTTTAATTTTTGCACAATAAAAAAGAAGTAATATTTAAACTACTTCTGCAAGTTTATGCTTATTATTCTTTATACCACTAATTGTTGATTCTGAAATATTATATTCTTTTGCCAAGTCCCTTCCTTTTTCACCTTTATTTAGCCTTTCTTTTATCTCTATTGCAATTTTATCTTCAACTATATTATTCTTTCTATAATGACTTAGTAAGTCAACATTTGGCATTATATGTTTCCATGTTATACCATTTTTAATATCATAAATAGATGATAAATCTGCTTTATAATCAATTGCTATATCATTAATCTTATCTCCATTTAACATTCTTACTTTTATATTTATTACATCTTCTTCGGAGAGTTTTGCTAAATGTGAGTTTGTCCCCCACATATCAGGTCTTTTTCTTCCCTTGTTTGCTATTGATATTTTTCTTTTAGTTTCTTCTGATACACTACCCTTTGTATGACCTAATGGACTATATGCATTTTTACATATATTATATCCATATTTATCATTTGAACTATTGTAAAAATCAATCCAATATTGCTCTTTTTCAATCAATATTTTTTTTAATTCAATTTTATTTTCCATCTCTTCAACATATTCTAAAATTTCGAATATAAAATTTTCCTTACCATATTTATTATATGATCTTTGAAGATGTATACTATGATGCTTATTTATACTTAATTCGCATGTATGTGCGTTCATTCTTTTATTTAGATCATTAGTACTACCTATATAATATTTTTTATTTATATTATTCACAATTCTATATATTCCATGTTTACCAGTATCGTTTATATCTATTAATCTTAATTGTTGATATTGATTATCTCCATTAGCTATTATTCTTTGTATCTTTGTGAATTTAAGTTTATTAGTTTCTGACCCTTTTATATGCTTACATTCATCGCAACTATCTTTTTTTAAATTTTTTCTAGCTATATTATAATTACAATATTTCTTCTCTATTTCTTTCCCACAATAATCACAAATTACTTTGACTGGAACTGTACTCATTGGTGATAAATCCTCAATTTTTACTATTATCTTGCAATTATCATCGTGATACCATATTTTCCCTCGTTGATGTTTAGGAATTTTATAACCTAATTTCTCATAATATGATTTCATTTTTCTTGATAAAGTTACTTCTACTTCTTTACTTATTAACATTTTTAATTATCTCCTTACAGATATTTATTTCCTTAATTTTATTAAATAAGGAAGTGATATTAAGGTATACCACTTATCAATCATAATTAAGGTTGCAACCTCAATTAAAATCTATCCCCACATTAATATATAATTAAATTAATAATCACAAAAAGACATATATAATTAATATATGTCCGATCTAATTATTTGCTACTGTTTAATTATTTATTTAATTTATCATAAAATTCCTTCATCAATCAAAGTTTGTCTTGTTAATTTATCTCGCCTTATCCAATCAGAAATAAATTCATAGTCGTACCATTCCAAGTGCTTATGATAATCTTTGCCGAAATAATTATGAAGTCCTCTCTCTGTATCTAAAGTTCCCTCAATACTATATAATAGAATTAACTTCTCAGATGAACCTGTAGAAAGTTGCTTAATTCTTTTTTCTATTGACTGAGAAGTGAATCCAATCTTAATTCTATTTCTACTTTCATTCGTTATAAAATAAATTTTTCCTAGTTTTTCACAACTCATTATATCAACTCATTTATTATTTATTTAATTATTATTTAACTCTAATAAAAAGATCCGCTCAATTTATGTAATAATTTCTCTACATCTTTTGAAACTTTTACTTTAACTTCAAATTCTTTATTTCTATCTGTGAGATGTTGAATGGCAGCAATTGCATTATCTACTGGATTCGCACTATCCTCGTGACTGTCTAATTTACAATCATCAAATGTATATTTTCCAACAAAACCTAAGATTTCATTAACAAACTCATAAAGTATATCTCCTATGCAATTTGGGCAACCTTGACTTTCTACGATTTGTTCAATATAATCAGAAACCATATCTTCAATTTCATCTGATTCTTCCTCGTCATCGCAATCTTTACATTCGCTACAATGATCACATGAACAAAAAGTTTCCTCATTCTCATCTTCTAATTCATCACGTTCATTGTCGAAGGAATCATCGTATTCATAATCCAATTGTTCATCAAGTTCAATAAATTGTACGCCATCGAATTCAGGATATACTTTACTAACCATATCATCTTTCCAAACGTTGGCATCACATATCATATAATCACAACAAATACATCTTTCTTTATCTCTATATAACGGTTGAATTATAATATTAGTAGACTTACCTTGATTTTCAAGTTTAGCAATTACATAGACATTATTATCTTCCTCATCATTTTCAGAATCAAAATCCTCAACTTCTATATTTGAATATTTTTCTAGCAGAACGTCTAAAATTTCATCGACATCACTATAATCAACAATAGCCAAAGTTCTTCTTTCGGAAGTCATAAAATCTATTATTTTGTCGATAAATGTTTCATAATCATCAGTTTGAGTTCTATTTTTAAAATTAAACTTAATTGAATTATCCATATGTATTGTACCTTCCTTTTACTCTTATTTAATTTATTTGAATAATATAATTTTAAAGTTGTGTTTTCTCTAAAGCAACACTTTGATTCTTTGATATTTGCGTAGATGTATTATTATTTTCTTTGGCTAATTCCATGTTAAAACCAGATACTTGTCTAGAAATAGTTAACTCATAAGCTTTATCTTCTGATAATCCAAAATTAATAAATGCACTATACATTCCGCATAATAATAATGCTTCGTCAATTCCCTTTCGAAACTTCTCTGAATCACGAAGATCTTTTTTTGCTACCTCATCAAAGCATACTATGTTATCCATTTTATCTAACTCTTTGTTTATCTGAAGTTGTATAAGCCTTTCATCAACATTTGCGTCCTGAGTTTCTACTTCTGATAATTCATCAATATTTTCATCTTCATAAGCATCATTTTCTTTTTCGCTCATAATAATATCCTCACTTTACTCATATTTGATTATTTAAATTATTTCATCTACAATATTATATTTTATTAATTCTTCATTGGAAAAATATTTATCACGTCTTTCTTTCTTCCATGTTTCCATCATTTTATCTGTGAGTAATGTTCTTGCTTTTACTAATGATTTAGACATTTCCCAAAGATAATTTACCTCCTCATTATCACGTTCCATAGATTCTAAATCACCATAGGAATATGAAGACGGTTGATGAAACAAAAGACGCGAAGTAGAATAACATTTTCTTATAGAGCAAGCCTGAAGTGTCTGAAATCCCATGCTCATGCCATATCCGCCAACAATTCCGATTATATTATAATTTAATTTCTCTCGTAATTCTATAAGTTTGCTAATTAGGTAATTGCCCTCAAGTATTGAACCACCAAAACTATGAATTAATATAGTAATATCTTCTTTTGTTCCAGTTCTTTTATCTAATGCTACAAGTTTGTCTAATAAATAAACTGCTTGTAAAACATTACTTGAGCAAACTTCTCCTTCAAATATTATCTTGCGTGAATTTAAAGCACTTTTCAGTTTCATTTCATTGAGTATATGATCTTGATAAGCTATCTCGCTCATATATATTACCTATCCTCCATTCATTCATTGCTTGTTTAATTTTTAATTTTTATAATCATCTGAATATATCCATTTAAACCCACCTGATGTTAACTGCTTACCTTTTAAACATTCTGAAATACAAGATATATTAATATTTAAATTATTAGATGCAATAGTTAAGGATTCCCATAATTTTATATGTTCTCCGCTTAAACTTAATTGTATTATATTAATATTTTTAGTTTTTTTGGGATTAAACTTATCTAATTTATTTAAATTATTTTCATAATCAAATAAATACATCCATACGTATCCACCTGCTGTTATATGATTCTTAATACATACATTATTAATATTACTTATTCTTATATTAAGTTTTTCTGATGGTTCTTTCATATTATCCCATATCTTTATCAAATTATAATTTTTATCTAGTTGAACTATTTTATTATATTTACTCGATCCATTTAAATAGTATTGTAAGTCAATTCCATTTTCTTTAAATTCAGTTTTGTATATCCAAATATAATTATAAGACGTATACATCTTATCTTTTCTCTTCAAACATCCAACAATAGCACTTATGCTATACTTCTCTTTTTTTGAAACTTCTTTTGCACTACTCCATTCTTTAATTAAATTACCTGATAAATCAAATTGTAGAATTGCCTTTTTAGTCTTCGAATTAGTCCTATATAATTCTTTCCTTGCTTCTGAAAAGACTAATCCAAAAGGGCTATCTGCTATAATTCTGATATTATATCCCAAACTACGATTAGTACAGTTTGTATTATTA